GCATGGGGCGGTCGGATACAAGGTTTTCCCGATAAATACGCTCGCAGCGAAGCGAGAGGAAGATTTATCGGGAAACGGCGCAGCCGCTTGACCTTTTAGCCGACATAAAGCCCCGTGCTTGCTTTGCCTTTGTAAACGGAAATGATTGCTCCGCTTTCCTCTGAAAAGAGGAATAGAACCTGCAATATATATCACCATAGTGATAGGTTTGCATGTTGGTATGCTGGTATGTTGGTATGTTTGCATGTTGGTATGTTGATATGTTGGTATATCATCACGCTTTCCAACGGCTGTTGGGCTTGCCGTCCGAAACAACCGACACGAATACCGTCGTTTTCTCTTTTCGCCCGTGTATAATCCTTTCCAATAATGCCCTGCGGACTTTCGCCGCCCCGAACGATTCGACACGGAAAGCGAGGGCGGCTATCGTTTCGAGGTTGTAAACCTCCGCGCTGTATCTGTCCGATATGCGGATAATGCGCTTTATGTCATATATACTCAAAACTCCGCTTTTGCAGAGTGCCTTTATCCCTGCCCGAACCGTCGGGACGATAACCCCGAACAGTTCGCAGATTTCCCACTCGGTCATGGCGGTTGCACCTATATCGTTCGGCAGGAAGATATTGCCCTGCTCGTCCATCGTGATAATATTCCTTTTTTCTTTCATCGGGATTCTGTTTTTAATTAGATGGCTCGGCAGATATTCTTCTCCATATCTTCCAACTTGTGCGACAAGGTTTCCATGTCTTGGCTTATCTTCTGGGCGGTGATTTTGGCGTAAATTTGGGTGGTCTTTATGTTGGTATGCCCTAAAAGACGGCTCACCGTTTCGATGGGTACGCCGTGCGATAAAAGTACGGTCGTAGCGTTCGTGTGGCGTGCAACATGGTAGGTCAAACGTACCTTGAAGCCGCATTGTCTGCCTATCTCTTTAAGTATCTTGTTGCAACTTCCGTTGCTCGGAACGGGGAAAACATGACCGTCCCTTGCCAGCCCCTTGTATTTCTCCATGATACGCTTGGGAACGTCCAAAAGACGGATGTTCGATTCGGTGTTGGTTTTCTTTCTTCGGGTGATTATCCACAGATTGCCGTCGAAGAATGTTTGCAGGCGGTCGGCGGTGAGGTTCTTCACGTCCGAATACGCCAAACCCGTAAAAACAGAAAAGACGAACAAGTCCCGTACAAGTTCATGGGTGGCGTTCTTCATCGGTGCGTCCATGAGCGTCTGTATCTCCGTTTGGGTGAGGTAGCCCCTATCCACGCTTTCGGGAGAGTTGATATATCCCGCAAAAGGGTTGAACGGCAAATGCCCGTCATTCCTCGCAATGGAAACGATGTGTTTCAACACAATCATGTAGCCCCACACGGTATTGGTGCGGCATTTCTTCTCCGTGCGCAAAAAATACTCGAAATCGTTGATGAATGTGAGGTTGAGTTCCTTTAACGGGATGTCCTCACGCTTGTAGGCATGGGGCAGGAACTCCCGAATATGGTTGCAGACCGTCCGATAACGGGTAAATGTCCCCTGCGCCCTGCTGTGTCCGACTTTCTTCTCAAACTCGGCGTTGTGCTGCTCGAACAGCTTCAACAAGGTTTCCTGCTTGACGCCGATACCGAGATAGGCGTCTTTGAGTTTGGCGGCGGTAACATAACCGTCCGTCTGCATCAGTTCTTGATAACGGCGGTTTACATCCACACGGATTTTATCTACCGCAAGGTTGATTCTCTGCGCTTCGACGCTCTTGCCCGAAGCACGGCTGTTCTTCACGTCCCACAACCGTGGGGGAACGTCCATCTTGCAACTGAACTGTTTAATCTCGCCGTCCACCGTGATACGGCACATCAGAGGCAGGTTGCCGTTCGGCTTCTCGCTGCCTTTCTTCACGTAAAATAATACCTTGAATGTACTTCGCATACTCACTCCTTTTTTGGGTTACAAAATTAGTTATTAGTGAGTTACCGACAGCTATGCAAATCGACGCAAAACGCAGAAACAGAAGTATTTAGCAAGAAATCTGCACCCGTTACGGGAGTAATGAGGTGGTAACTGAACTCTTGCGCTATTTGGCTTCATACTGGCTTTTCGTTGGCTCTGTCCCATAGAAAAACAAAGCGTAACGAACGCTGTATCAGCTAATTCGCTACGCTTTGCCCAAATTTGCTTTTTCGCTATGTGTTTATTTTAGTTTATTTAATATTGCCGGTTTAGGTGTATCATAAGATAGAACTGTCTTTATTTATATAAAAAGTGAAAATGAATAATTATATACATAAG